GATACGCTTACATTGCGCCTACCTATGGACAAGCAAAGCGTGTAGCTTGGGACTATCTCGTTAAATACACTACTCCGCTAGGCGGTACTAACAACATCTCAGAACTGAGGGTGGACTTCTGGGGTAGGCGAATCCAGTTATATGGCTCAGACAATCCTGATTCCCTGCGAGGTCAATACTTTGATGGGGTAATCATTGATGAGGTGGGTGACCAAAACCCTAAGATATGGACAGATATTGTTAGACCAGCCCTGACAGACAGAAAAGGATGGTGTCTCTTTATTGGTACGCCCAAAGGTCACAACCACTTTAAAGAACTAAGAGACAGGGCAGAGAAAGAGGATGGATGGGGCTTGTTAGAGTTCAAAGCCTCAGAGACAGGGGTGGTGGATGACACAGAACTGAAGGCTGCTAAGAATGAGATGGGTGAGGATAAGTATCGCCAAGAGTTTGAGTGTAGCTTTGACGCTGCTGTAGAAGGCTCTTACTATGGGCAAATCCTTAACGAGTTAGAAGACAAGAAGCATATGCAAGAGATTCCAAGAGAGGAAATCAGCAGAACTTTTACTGCTTGGGACTTGGGAATGGGTGACTCTACGTCTATCTGGGTGGCTCAATTGGTGGGTACTGAGGTGCGCCTAATCGACTATTACGAGAATCACGGAGTTGGTTTAGACCACTATGTGAAGTGGATTAAGGATAACGACTATCACAAAGCAGAGCATATCCTTCCGCATGACGTTAGGGTTAGGGAACTTGGGACAGGTAAGAGCCGACTTGAGATGCTTGAGGAATCAGGACTAGAAGTAAAGATTGCTCCCAGAATGGGACTAGATGATGGCATCCAAGCAGTAAGAAGGTTGCTTCCAAGGTGCTGGTTCAATGTTCCACAGGTGCAGAATGGTTTGAATTGCCTGAGAAATTACCGCAGAGACTACGATGAGAAGCGTAAGATATTCTATGAGCGTCCATTGCATGATTGGTCAAGTCATGGCTCTGATTCTTTCCGTTACTTAGCCCTTGGATTGGATGAAGGACATTCAACGTGGGATAAGCCTATTAACAAACTACCGAAGTGGATTGTCTGATGTACGTACAAATGCAGGGTGTAAATTTAGCACCTAAAGTAAAAGAACTTGAAAAGCGTATCGAAATGCTTGAAAATGTGGTAAAGGAGTTACAATCATTAAAACCCCGAATGGGACGCCCTCCAAAGGACAAGCATGGCACAGAACGAGTTAATGTCGATAATCCAAGCAGAGATTGACGATGCGATTGGATATATTGAATCTGAAACAGTAGAACAGCGCAAACTAGCCCTTGAAGCGTATCTCCGCCAACCATACGGAAATGAAACCGAGGGAAAATCTCAAATCGTTACAGGTGAGGTAGCAGAAGCCATTGATGGTGCTTTGCCCTCACTTGTTCGCATTTTCACAGGCTCAGACCAGATAGTAGTCTTTGAGCCACAAGGCCCAAGGGACGAAGCCTCCGCAAAACAGGCTACAGATTACTGTAATTGGGTGTTCCACAGGGATAACGAAGGTGTAGCAATCCTGCACGATTGGTTCAAAGATGCCTTGCTTCAAAAGAACGGCATCGTTAAAGCCTATTGGGAAAACAAAGAAAACATAACTAAAGAGCGTTACTTCAACTTGTCTGACGATGAGTTAGCGATGCTTATGTCTGATGACACAATGGAGATTGTTGAGCAGGAGACAGAAGAATTCCCTATCCTAGACCAGATGGGACAGCCTGCATTTGACCAAATGGGTCAGCCATTGGTTAACTCTGTTCATAACATTACTGTCCAACAGAAAAAGATGGTGGGTAAGGTTACGATTGAGAACGTACCGCCCGAGGAGTTCTTGATTAGCAAAAAGGCTAGAACGATTGCTGACTCTCCTTTTGTAGCCCACAGACAGATGTTGACTCGTAGCACCTTGATTGCTATGGGTTTCAACAAGAAGCAGGTAGAGGGCTTGCAGATGGGTGATGCTTTGGCTTATACGCCAGAGCGTGTGGCTCGTTTCTCTGCTGGTGAGCAACCTTACCAAGTCCAGACAGATGACCCCTCAATGCAAGAGATTGAGGTGTTTGAATGTTATGTCAAAACTGATATAGACGGAAAAGGCATTGCATCTTTGGTTCAAGTCTTCTACGCTAGTAACGAGATTCTTGAGGACAAAAAAGGTAAGGAAATGGTTGAGGAAGTGGACTATGTTCCTTTCCACTCATGCTGTCCTATTCCAATTCCACACAAGTTCTTTGGCAACTCACTAGCTGACAGAACAGTTGACCTGCAACTAATTAAAACGACTATTACTCGTCAGATGTTGGATAACTTATATCTGACTAATAACGCACGAGTGGTAGCGGTTGAGGGTCAAGTAAACCTTGATGACTTGCTTACATCTACTGCTGGTGGTGTTATTCGTGCCAAGTCTCCTAATGCTGTTCAGCAATTAACAGTTCAGAACGTAGCATCTCAGGCTTTCCCAATGCTTCAGTATCTGGACACAGTTCAGTCTAAGCGTACTGGTGTTAGTGATGCTTCACAGGGATTAGACCCTGCTATCTTGCAGAACGTAACTGCTGCTGCGGTTGCCTCTATGCAACAAGCTGGCGCAGGTAAGATTGAGTTAATGGCTCGAATCTTTGCTGAGACAGGCGTTAAGTCATTGTTCAAGGGTATTTTGCATCTTTTGTGCAAATATCAGGACAAGGCTCGTTTGGTTCGCATGCGTGGTGAGTTTGTAGAGTTTGACCCTAGAACATGGGCTAACCAATACGATGTTTCTATTAACGTGGGTCTGGGTGCTGGTAACCGACAAGAACAGATGGCTATGTTGTCCATGATTGTTGCTAAACAAGAACAGTTGATTGGTCAGTACGGCCCTGCTAATCCTTACGTTTCACCTGCTCAATATCGCAACACATTGGGACGCATGGTAGAGACTGCTGGTCTGAAGGACTCTACAGAGTTCTACAAAGCAATTACGCCAGAGCAAGACCAAGCATTGAGTAATCCTCCTCCACAACAACAACCACAGATGCCTCCAGAAGTACAGGCTTTGATGCAAAGAACACAAGCTGAGATACAGGCTGCTCAACAAAAGGCTCAAGCTGATATGCAATTGCAACAACAGCAACAGCAGATTGATATGCAGATGGCTCAACAGAAGGCTGGTCTTGAAATGCAATTGTTGCGTGAGAAAGAATCCGCTAAGTTGCAGTTAGAGCGTGAGAAACAACAGGCTTACTTTGCGCTGAAGCAACAAGAGTTTGAAGCAGAAGCACAATTGAAAGCAATGAAGATTGGTGCTGGCATTACATCTAACGTAGAGATTAGGGGTTAATCATGGCTTACTCTAGTAAAGAGATTGCAGACTTTCTAATTGCAAATCCTAATCTGACAGACTCAGAACTAGCAGGAATTATGGCTACTGCTGGAGTAAGTCCAGAAGACGTAGCTGTTGCCACTGGTTCTGAGGTGGGTGATATTGTTGCTCGTGTGGCTGCTACCTTGCCTCCTAATGAAGCAGTGTTGCTTGGAGATACATATGTTCAAGCAGTTAATACAGTTACTGGTTCTGGTGAAGACCAACAAGTAGGTGGTATTGAAAACGTAATTACGTACAAAGCTGATGAAAACAAAGCTGGTGGTGGTTTTACACAATACACACCTACTGGTGAACTTGAGAGTAAAGGTGTTCAGCAAGAAGTAGATGCTGCCAAAGACTTTGGTAAATTTTTACTAACAGCAGGTACTTTGTTTGGTTTGCCAGCAGGTATTGGTGAAGCAGTTGGGCTTGGTACTGGTGCGACTGCCAATGCCGTGGGTACTGGTTTATTGTCTAGTGGCTCTGCTGCTATAGGTGGCGCAGACTTAAAAGATATTGTTAAAGCAGGTGTAATTGGCGGTGGTGCTTCTTTGCTTGGTTCTACAGTAAGCGACTTGCTTACGCCTACAGTTGACGCTTCTACGTTAACCTCTGAACAACTGAACGACATAATTAACGAAGGTTTTGCAACAGACTTGAAAAAGGCTGGTGTAACTAATGTTTCAGAATTCACTACCAATGTTGGTGGCAATGCTGGCACTTTTTATGACGCTGCTGGTAATCCAGTAGTTGCCCCGCCTACAGTTGCTCCTCCAGTTGCAACACCTGTTGCGCCTACAGTTTCTGGTGACAATTTAGTTATTACTGCTCCTAAAGCAGTAGCACCTCCAACTGTTCCTAGTTTATCTAGCGTCATTGGAACAATTGCTACCCCGCCTATTGATGCGGGTACAGTAAAAGTAGAAGACAAAAAAATAAAAGAGGAAGAAAAGAAAGTAACACTTCCAACAACTCCAACAGTTCCAGAATTGACTGTTACTGGCCCAAGACCTGTTGCCCCTGTGACCCCTCCTGTTACTCCATTTACTCCGTCTGTTCCTTTGGTGTTGCCTCCTGTGGTTACTCCTCCTCCTACTACTCCTCCAAAACCTCCAGAGCCACCACCAGAAGATAAAAAACCCCCATCAATAGGTGACATTATTAAGATTGTTGGTGGTATTGCTACTATTGGCGGTCTAGTAAATGCTGGTACATCAACACCAACTAAACCTAGCTTTCCAATTGTTCCAATTCCCGCAGAGTGGAAGCCTCCAACAACACAACCTGCTACGCCATTTCAACCACTAACACCTATTGATTTTGGCAATCAAAACTTGTTAAAGGGTACACAATGGGAGAAGTTCCTAGACCCTAACTACGGAAAAGTCCCTGCGCCTACACAATATGCACAGCCATCTAACCTTAGTTATAACGACTTGATGGGTATCTTGGGTAGTAAGCAAGGTATGCCTCCGACAAGTTCTCTATCTATCAATGATGTAATCTCAGGAATTCAGAATCAATATGGACAAGTACCTAGTGGCGCAGTGGGCGCAAAACCTGCTTAATGATGACTTTTTCAAA